CAATTAACAGCTACAGAAAATGTTTTAGGACAAACAATACCTTTTATAGGTGAATATGGTATTTCTAAAAATCCAGAGTCTTTTGCTTCTGAAGCTTATAGAGCATATTTTTCAGATAAAGTTAGAGGTGCTATAATAAGATTATCTAAAGACGGCTTAACACCTATATCTGAACATGGTATGAAAGATTGGTTTAGAGATAACTTAAAGCTTTGTAATACTATATTTGGAAGTTACGACGACTATAAACAAGAATATAATGTAACATTATTACAAGACGATGCTAGTATAACAGAAGTAGTAAGTTCTAGTCAAATAAACGTTATTACTACTAACAACACTACAACAGTCTCTTTTAATGAAAACGTAAGAGGTTGGGTTAGTTTTAAATCTTTTACTCCAGAAAACGCTATTAGTTGCGCTAATAAGTATTATACTTTTATGCAAGGTAATCTTTGGCAACATCATTTTGAAGGCACTAGTCTTGTGCCTTGGCCAAGGAATAAATTTTACAATCAACAATATAAGTCTACATTTAATGTTATTTTAAACTCTGATCCTGGTTCTATAAAATCATTTCAAACTTTAAACTACGAAGGAAGTCAATCTAAAGTTGATGTGCCAATGATACCAGGTTATATTATACCATCAGGCTTTGCATATGCTGGTCTTTATATTCCAGCTCAACCAGCTCCTGACGGAAACTATTATAATTTAGATAGTGAAAAAGGTTGGTATGTAGAAAGTATATCTACGGATCAAGAAAAAGGAGAGGTTCCTGAGTTTATAGAAAAAGAAGGAAAATGGTTTAACTGGATAAGAGGTAAAAATCCAAACTTTAATATACAAGGCTACTTAACTAATGATTATGGAGATTTTGATGAAGAAGCAATGGCTGTTCAAGGTCTTGGTAAGCCAGTAGAAATAACAAGTAACGCTGTGGATGGGTGTACTGATCCTACGGCTATAAACTACGATCCAAATGCAAATACAGATGATGGTTCTTGTATCGCTCCAATATATGGATGTACAGATCCAAACGCTGATTTAGGTAGTTATGATCCAAATGCAAATCCTTTGCCAAATACAGACGATGGCTCATGCTTATATTTAGGTTGTTTAAGTGATCCTGGGGCTGTAAACTATGGTGGTCCTGGTTCAGGTGTTATTCCTGAAGTTACTAATGATGATGGTTCTTGTATAGCGACTGTATTAGGTTGTACAGATATTACAGCATTTAACTACGATCAACTTGCAAACGTTGACGATGGTTCATGTTATCCTTATATTTACGGATGTACTGATGGTACAACTCCAGCAGATAACTTTATACCGCTAACTGGTAATGTTCAAACAGATGTTAACACAGAGGATAGTAGTTGCACTTACGGTGGTTGTACTTCTCCTTCTGCAACTAATTATTTAGTTCCTGGTACAGATTGTGACAGTGCAATTCCTTATCCAAATCCTAGCTCAAACCCATTACCACCTTGTCCTACTTTTGATAATGGCTCTTGTATTTATCCAGTTATATCTGGTTGTACTGATTCATCAGCTTGTAATTATGATCCTTTAGCTAGTGTAGATAATGGAGAGTGTTTTACTATGGGTTGTTCTATTACAAGCGTTGATATAACTAATTATGGTTATTATCTTGGTGAGCCAACTGGTGGCGCTATACAACAACTTGGTCAAAATATAGTAGGTACTGGCGTTCCTCCTATTGCTGCAGAATATGATTGTGGTTGTACTTATTGCGAGCCACCTACTGAGTTTACAATAGTAGACGATGTGTTTAATTTAAATACTGGTACTACTAACTTTGAATTAGAATGGAAATCTCCAGGAACAAGTTTTAATTTATCTAACTTTGAATCATTTAGAATACAATGGAGATATCAAAACACTCCTTGGTCAATTCCATTAATTATAGATAATAACGATATAACTATAGCTCACAATACTTATTATACAACGTTTTTAAATGACATCCTTATAATAGCTAATGATCCTAATCAATCTAGTATAGATGTTAGAATTAGAACTTTCTGTAATGGTGATAACGCTCAGAATAGTGTACCAAAAAGTCAAGCTCCACAAACTGGTGATGCTTTTATTAATAATTTTGCTCCTCTTAATACACCTACAATAACTGGTTGTACTTGTAACGGTAATCAACCAAACTTTGCTGGAGTTGTTAATGATTGTTATGGTGACGGTATACCTTCTTTAAATTATAATCCAAACGCTAATAGTCCAGCTACAGGCATAGATCCTAGTTGTATACAAAGTATACCTGGTTGTACTTGCGGTGGTGATTCTATAAATGGAACATTAAATGGTTTAGGTATTTATAATGACTGTTGGGGTAACGGTTATCCTTCTGATAACTTTGATCCAAACGCTACGGTAGATGATGGAAGTTGTCTGCAATCTGCTGGATGTACAGATCCTACAGCTTTAAATTACGATTCAACAGCTTCTGCTCCAAATGGTAATTGTGTTTATACTTGTGATCCGATAAGCAATTTAACTGTTAGTAATATATCAGCAACAGGAGCAACAATAAGTTGGGATCAATCACCTGTACAGCCTTGGGGTAATTTTGGATTTGATGGTAGTGGTTTAACTGTAAATGCCTTTGGTACGCGTTATATGAAGTTAGTTTTAAAAATGTTTGACGATAACACGCAGTCTTATACAGACGTGATATTACCTAGTACTGTTCCAGCACCTGCTAATTCAGCACCAGAATCACAAATTTTTTTAGATGATGACGCAAGAATATTTGGTTATTATAACTTTGGAGCTAACTCTTTTATTACTCAAACAGTTAATAATCCTGCGGGTAATACTGATCAAGGTGAAACTACTCAAGTAGAAATAGCAACTGCTTTGTGTGATGATTTTGCTTGGGTTCTTGGTGGTCCTAATTACAATACTAGTTTTAATAGTAACTGTCAAAGTACCGCAGCTACTTCAACTCACATGTGTCCTTCTTGTGATCCGATAAATGCAAATAGTAATTCTGTATTACCTGGTCAAGGAGCTCCTGGTTATTTAAAACCTAATACTCAATATAAAGTTGAATATGAAGTATTTTGTACTGGAACTTCTTCTTCTGGAGTAGTTTCAACAACGTTTACTACATCTCATATTGATGGTTGTATGGATAGTACAGCAGATAATTATAATCCATATGCTACTCAAAGCGATGGTTCATGTTTTGTTAGTGGATGTACAGACTCTACAGCTACCAACTATGATCCAAATGCTACGGTAGATGATGGTTCTTGTGTATATCCAATAATTGGTTGTGCTCAAAATAATATTTTTGGATATCAACATATTACAAATACTTATGGAACTACAAATAATCCTTTTAACTCAGATTGTTCTAACGCTTTAAACCCAGGTTCAACTAGTGATTGTACTGATGGTGTTACTTTTGACGAGCAAAACGCTGATTCTTCTTGTAGATATAATACTTTTATATCAGTTGCAAACGGTAGTGTAAGTACAGATCCATTAGAGAAGGCAAACTCTGGTTATTATAGTTTTATTGGACAAATGATAAATTTCATAGGTGAGTTTGGAAGCGGTTTTGGATCAACTAGTAATCATGATAATTCTTTTCATAGAGGTTATAAAGTCGCAAGATATCATATAGCGGGATATTCTGTTGGTGGTGGTAATCCTTATACAAACTACACCACGCAAAACGATATGACCGTAACTAATATAGGATTTTCAACATATACTAATCCAACTGATCTTAGCCCGGTTACTTGGGAAAGTTTTGTAAGATTAACCGACGGTACTCAACCTAGTTTTGGTGCTGCTCAAACACCAACAAATCAATTTTTTGATAACGATGCTACCGCTGGTTATCGTAAATATGTAGATTTTCCTATATTTGATGCTAACGGTAACATGCTGCAACCAGACACTCAATTTAAAGTTAAAATAACAAAATCAGTATCTACTTACGATGGAAATGGCGTTAAAACTGTAGAAAGTGGAGCGCAAAATAGAAGAACGTTACCTTGTGTTGATATTCCTGTTACAACTACTGTTGTTGGTTCAACTTTACAATTTGATTGGAACTCACCGTGGAACGCTGGTGAAAACACTGTAGGTAACACTCTTGGTCACCCTCAGTTTGTAAAGATCGTACACTACATACCTAACTCAAACACTAACCCAACTTCTCATTTTATCGCGGCTGGAGCTGGAGCTCAACAATTTACAACACCTACTTTACCTGCTGGTAATTACGCTGTTGTAACTGGAGCTATGTGTTTTAGTGGTTTAAGAAGAATTGACGGATCGGGTGGTTTTGTAAATAATAATACGTCTTATAGTTTCTTAGATCAGTGGGATTGGACAATTGATGGTCAAGCTCCATTTGTGTCAGGATATGTTATACCTTAATGTTTAAAATGTTAAAATAATAATTATGATATTAACAATTGCTTTCGAAAGTAAAATATTTAAAGGTGGTATGGATGGGGTAACCGCAAGTTCAGCACCAGGGTTTACTACAAATTTACCACAACCTTTAAACGAAGATATTACTATTGGTGATCTTATGTTTTACACGCCACTTACGCCTAACGGTGGTTTTGGTACAGCAGAGTTGTCTGATTTGGTTAGAATAGGAGAAATAGTAGATATAAGAGAACAAGTTATAAACCCAAATCAACAAGAATTACACACTTTTAACGAAGGAGCAAACGCATATCAAGATCAAGTTTTTAGAACTGAAATAGATGTAGAGTGGGACAATGTTAACATCGCGGCTCCTGGTGTAGATGATTTTTACTTTTTTCAAAAATCAAACGTTGTTAACTCTACTAGTTTAGTTGGTTATTATGCTGATGTTAAATTTGTTAATAATAGTAGTAGAAAAGCTGAATTATTTTCTGTTGGTTCAGAAATATCTGAAAGTAGTAGATAAATAAAATTATAATATGAAAATAATAAGAGATTTAATTTTTGATACTAGTGATTTACCTGAAAATGGTAAAACTAGAACTTTTAATGTTATAGGTGATGATGGTGCTGTTTTTGATTTAGAAATTAAAAACGAAGATTCTCATTATTATAATTTTTATACAAACGCTTTTCAAGCTACTAAAACAGGTTTGAAAGATATAATTATTGAGCAAGGTTCGTATAGTGACACTGTTGTTTTTCCAGCTATATCTGACAACGATCATTATGATATTTATTTGTACGCTACTATAAACACAAAACATTTGCCTCGTCAAGAAGTAAGATTTGCTGATGGTAGTTTAGATATAAATAGTTCTACTGGATCAAACTCTGATTTATTACAAAAAATAATATATCAATACACAGATGTAACAGTAACTTTATCTGGTATTTCTAAATCCGGCTTGACAGCTTGGAGTGGTGTTAGCGTAGCAACAGCTACTTTTGACGTTTCTAGAGGATCAAATTATTTAAAAGTACCTTTTAATGTAGAGGTTACAACTGCGGCTACGAGAAACATGACTCTAAATAGACAACCTAATAGTAACGATATAATGAGTTATACAGCTAGAGTTATAGGTAGTGCCCCAGATGATATACCAGGCGAATCTATATATCCAACTCAAACTGGAACAGGAAGTGTTAACGGAGCTGTTTCTAGTGGTGCTAAAGTAGTTATGAACGTTGCTGTTTCTGGTATTATGAAAGTTGGTGATAGAATTACAGCTGCTGTGTCAACAGATACTGTAGATGGTGCTTTAGAATCGAATAAAATAGTTATGGACAATAATGTTGTTACTAAAATGGCTGTTGGTGATAGAATTACCGGTACAGACGTGATAGATTCAAAAATAGTTACTGTAACAGCTTTAGATCCAGATGGTGATAATCCAAAAGAGTTTCAAGCTAGTGAAGAAATTTCTGTTTCAGATGGTATAACACTTACTTTTGATCCAGAAGTTAATAGAACTATTGTAACTGTAAATGAACTTAATCCTGATAGTGATAACGTCAATGAGTTTAGTGCTTCTACTAATGTTAAATTTAGAGATGGTGTTGATTTAAAGTTTTTTAATAGAAAAAATTATAGATGGCCAATAGATAATATTCAAGGTTTAACAGTAGGCGCTACCGTTTTAGGTAGTAATGTAACAGAAGACACGCTCATATCTTCATATGTAGACTCAACAACTGTTTTTCCAAACACGCCACAAGAGCAAGACATTATACATGTTCGTGTTGAAGCTTTTGATTCATTAGGTGCTAAACCTACTTTAACAAATGGTGTTGTAACAACACAAACTGGAAATATAGTTTTTAGCAAGCAACAGTTACTAGCTTTAGCTGGTGATACTATTAAATTTTACGGTCATGGTAGAGAAAATATTTTTAATCTATCTGGTTATGATATAGAGTTTACAAATTTAAAAACTACATTACGTCAAGTTTCTACTACAACAACGTCAGCTGTTTCTGCGAGTACTAGTATACCTATTGCTGAAAGAGCTGGTATTTTAGATAGCGTAAGTACTGCTAGAGGTATAGGTATAGACCCAAACTTTGACGATCCTTTAGTAGCTAGTGGAGCTGGAACGGTAAGTGGTGCTGGAACTGTGGTTTTAAATAGAGCTCAAACATTAGAAAATGGAGCTAGAATATTTTTTGATGGCGCAAGTACAATAGCTAATATAACTGGTGAAATGCAAATATATAATGTTGGAACAAGTAATTTAACGCTATATTTTGATTTAGAAAACATCTTTACAGCAACATAAAGTAAAAAAACGGTGAAAACTGTAATAATAATTATATAAAAAAGAATAATATGTCAAACGGAACAAATAATCCTTTTCCTGGTTATGGATATGGTTATGATAAACCAATAGTTAATTATTTTGGATCACAAGATGACGGATTTAGATTTTATGAAAATCAACAACAACCTTTTGATCCTATGGGGTTTGGTTTTTATAAACCTGGTGAAGGTCTTGGTATAAAACCTACTGGTGGAGGAGCAGCTGCGCCACCGGTAACAACTGGCAGTGGTAGAGCTCCAATGCAACCAGTACTTGGTGTAATGGGGCAAAAATCCTTACAGTTACTACCTACTGATACTGGAGGTCCTATTTTACCAACTCAAACACAGCCGCCTGTAGATGCGGGAACAATAACTACTGGTGGTGGTGGTGGTGCTAGTGGTGGTTTTGGTCAACGTATGGGCGCGGGTCTAAGCTCTCCACAAGCTATAGGCGCTATGGCTAGTGGTGTTGGTGGTATATTACAAGGTTTAATTGGTAGAGGAAAAAGAAGAGCAGCTCAAGCCGCAGCACAAGCAGAGCATGATAGGATGAGACAAGAATATGCTGATTTAGATACTAGTAATTTATATGCTAACGTAGAGAACAAGTATATGAATTTAGAAAATACTTTTGAAGATTTAACTATAAACAAACAACAAGCAGAGTTTGAAAGAAATATGTTTGAAAGACAACAAGCATCTATTATGTCTGGACTTTCTGCTGCTGCTGGAGGTAGTGGTATAGCTGGCTTAGCACAAGCTATGGCACAACAATCACAAATAGCTGGACAAAGAGCTGCTGGATCAATAGGTATGCAAGAGTATAAAAACCAAATTTTATCAGCTACTGAAGCTAGTAAAATACAAAGACTAGAAAGAGCTGGTGAAGCTCAAGCTGAAGCACAACGATTAGCAGGTGCTGAAACAGCTAGAGCATTAGACTATAGAAAAACAACAACACAACTAGGTATGTCACAACAAGAGTTAGCTGCAGCAAATCAAGCTATAGCTACTGCCGATGCAGCGTTGTATGGTGGTATAGGTCAAGTTGTGGGTACTGTTGCTTCTACTGCTGCTTCTGCGGCTATGGCTTCTGATAGAAGATTAAAGAAAAATATAAATTTAATAGGTAAATCATCAAGCGGATTAAATATATATAGTTTTGAATATATAGATTCAAAATATGGAAATGGAGTATTCCAAGGTGTAATGTCGGATGAAATACCAAAAGCAGCAATACACAATAAAAACGGTTATGATATGGTTAATTACAATATGATAGATGTTGAATTTAAAAGGATAAGTTAATATGGCAAAAAAAGGATTATCATATGGACCAGAAGCGCTTTTAATAAAAGGTGCTAGAGACGTAGCGCAGTCTGAAGCTATGAAAAATTTAGCTGGAGGCCTTGCTTTTGGTGAAGGCTTTGAACAGTCTTTTAAAGCTGGTTTAGAAGAGCAAGAAAAAAGAAACTCTATTAGAGACGCTTATTTAGAAGATTTAAAAAGCGTAGATAATATTTATAAATTAGATCAAGATTATAATAAAAAAGCAGTTACAGACTTTGTTACTCAAAATAAAAATGTTTATGCTAAAGCCGCAGATTGTTATGCTAGAACAAAAGATCAAGGTTGTCGCGAAAAGATGGATGAAATAAAATATGCTTTTGGTAATTTAAACAATCAATTAAGTATGTTAATGCAAGAAAGAAAAGAATATTTAAATGCTTACGACAAAGGTCAAATAGTAGATCTTCCTCAAGATAATATTTACTCTGCAGCATATACTAATAAAGGACAGTTTGTTATTGGAGAATATGGTGATATAGGTTTTAACATGGATGGTCAACAAATTAAATTTAAAGATATAGCTGGAAAATATAACGTAAAAAACAACGTTGCTGAAACTTTTGTATTAAAGCAAAACTATGGAGCAAGAACTAACGGTGAAAGAGGTAAATCATTTTATAGAGACGATACAAAAAATCTTTATGCAGCCCAATTTAAAGAAACAGGTGCTGAAGGTATAATGGTTATGGCTAAAACTGATTTAACTGGTGATAATGAGTATATTTTACCAAACGGACAAAAAGCTGGTAACTTATCATTTGAATCTATGTGGGCGCAAGGCTTGTTAGCTGAAAAGTTTTACACACAGATACCAAAAGGCACAAATACGGCTTGGATGTATGATGATAAAAATAAAGATGTTTTAAATGATTTAATGTCTGAATATTATACAGATGTAACAGAGTTTTCTTATAAACAAGGTTTAGCTAACTATAAAGATCCTGAAATAGCTAGAAGAGAAAGAGATAAGCCAAAAGGCGCTAGTGTTTTAGGCGGTTACAAAACATTTGCACAAATAGATGACGTGGCAAAAGATATACAAAACAAACAATCACATACAGATTTAGGCGGTGTTTCATGGGAATATGATTCAAAAACAAATAAATTTAAATCTGGTAGTTTTTCTTTAACAGGACAACAATTGTTAAGTCGTAATGGTATTAAATATCTATATCCAAACATGTTTAAAGTAAATACTGAATTTAAATAATATGAGTGAATTTTACGAGTTTGAAGGCACAACATACGAAGTAGGTCCTAATAGATTAGATGAGTTTTTAGAAAAATTTCCTAATGCTAGTAAAATAGAACAATCTCAACAAGCTTTTGAAACTGTACCTATAGACCCAAAAACAGGTGAGTCTTTGCCACAACAGTTAGGAGAACAACCCTTAACAATTGAAGAGGTAAACGAGCAAAAAGAGCATGCTAGACAAGAAATGTTAGCTAGAGAAATGTTATTAACTCAAACTCAATTAAGAACTGGTGTGCCAAGATTTTTGTTACCTTATATAGCTAGTTTTACAGGTGGTGGAGCTAGTATGGCTAGTGGTTTGTTTAAAACTATTGAAGCTACAGCTCAAAATTTAATAAATATGTCTGCTCAAGAGCAAAGAGAAGAGCTTGAAAAAGAAGGTATAAATCCTATATCTGCTGCTTTAGATAGTTACCATGACTTTACAAACCTTTTTGATACTAAGTATTACGATGAGCAAGGTAAAAGTTTACAGCCAGACGAGTTGTTAGAAAAAGGTAAGTGGAAAGAAGCAGCAAAAATAGCATCAGAACAAGCTGCTGAATCAGCACCTTCTATGATAGCGAGTGCTTATAACCCAATACTTGGTGGTGCTATAATGGGTGTTTCTACAGCTGGTAACACTTATTTTGATGATTTAGAAAATAGGCCTGATGCTGTAGCTAGTGATATTATAAAAAACTCTTTATTAGCTGGATCTTCTGAGTTTTTAACAGAGTGGGCTGGAGGTTATTTTTTTAGAAGAGTGAGTAAGCTTGGTCAAACGTTAAAAGGCACTGGTAACGCAACAAAAGTAACAAATGATTTTACAAATAATTTTATAACTAAATTTATTGGCAGAACTTTAGGTGGTGGTATTGGTGAAGCATCTACTGAAAGTGTAAACGCTTTAGTTCAAGATTTAGGTGAAGATTGGGTTTACGATGAAAAAGTTGACAAAAAGCAACTTGTTAGTAACATTATAAACAGTGCTTTACCAGCTTTAATGTTAGGTGGTTTTGGTGGCGGTATGTCTACACTTAAAAAGCAGGATAGAAAAGATCTTTACAAATTTTTAGCAGATGGAAAGTGGAAAAGAGATTATATGGACATTGGAGCTCAAATATATGAAAAATCTAACGATTACAAAGCAGCTGATGATAAACAAAAAGTTAGAATAAAAGAAGAGCTAGACGCTTTACAAAAGAAAAAACAAAAACACGAGCAAGATTTATTTGACTCTTTTGAAAACTTAACAAATAAAGAGCTAACAGATATTGCTAAAAATATAGATAAAATAAATGAAAACGCTGGTATTGTAGGTAATAAAGATTTTTCTGAAACTACACAAAAACAACGTGAACAAGAAACTCTAGATTTATTACAAAAAAATTACAATATACTTGGTAGAGAATATACTGGTAAAGATATTGAAGTAGATAAAATTATTAGTGAAAGCTTAAAAGCTAGTGAAAGACTAGATCCTATGCTTAAAAAGCTTAAAGGTATAGACAGAAAAGATCTTGAAACACAAATAATAAATACAGATAAAGAATTACAAGCTTTACCTGAAAATATAAGAAAACAAGTTGAAAAAGGTGATGGATATTTTTTAGGTAAAGATAAAGATGGTAAAGCTAAAATATATATAAACGCTAGAATAGCTGGTTTAACTGGCGCTACAAATGTTGTGGGTCATGAGCTATTGCACTACATGATTTCTAGAAAATTTAAGGTTGACAATAAGTCTATGAAACCTTTTGTAGACAGTTTAAAAAGTTATTTACAAGAAAATCATGCTGACGTTTATGAACGTTTACAAACTAGAATAGATAATTTCTACACTAACCCAGATGGTACTATAAAAAAAGGTGCACTAGAAGAATATTTAACTATATTTTCTGATTTAGTTGCAACTCAACAAATTGACTTAAAAGAAAACGAATCAAAAGGCTTTAGAGATAACATGAAAGATATTCTATTAGGTTTTGGTTTAGGTGGAGGTAAAACAGGTTTAGGTAAAGGTGAAGTACAACTAGATACAGCACAAGATTTTATAAAGTTTATAAGAGCTTATAATAAAAATATAAATAGAAAAGGTTTACTTGGTAAACTTATGGGTACTAAAATACTAGATGTTGATTTAAAAAGTAAAACTTTAAAAGAAGGTAAAGCAAAAACTATAGGTAAAAAATCTATAACAGCAGAACAAAAAGCAAAAATAGAGCAAGATGTAAAAGATATAGGTCAAACCTATAGGGTTGAAGGTGGCAAAAAAACTTGGGATGCTGGTGGATCTGATATAGCTATTCAAGAAATAAAAGAAGGTAAGTATTTTGATGATTTAATAGCGGCTACTTATAAAGCTGACGTAGTGCCTAAAGATTTTGTTGATAAAGTTTATTCTGAACTTACTAGTCATATTAAAAGATTTAATCCAGAAGAAAATGACAATTTATTTGCTTATATAAATAGTCAAGTTAGAAATAAAGCTGGTAATGTTTACAATAGAGAATACAAGCAACAAGAAGAACTAAAAGGCGCTAAAGATATAGACGCTAGAACAAAAGAAGGTGCACCAGTTGTACAAGTTGCTGACGAAACTGCTACAGAAAAAATAGAAGAGGTAGATGTAACTGAAGTTACTACAGAAAAAGCTAGAGAACTAAGAAACTTTGATGTTCAGCTTGAAGATGGTTTAGTCGATGCTGAAATTGAAGCAGAAACAGAAGCCTTAATAGAACAAAATCCTAAAGATTTAAAAGAACGTTTAAATAAATTAGTTAAAAAAGATTTTAGAAAAAAGCTTGACAATGCTATAGGTAAAATACGTAAAGTAAAAGGCAAGGTTATTATTGATCCAGAGTATGAAGCTTTTATTAGAAAAGAATACAACGAAATAGTAAATAGTTTAAGCATAGTACAAATAAGAACTACATATAAAAACTTATTTGAACGTGAAAAAGTTGGTGTTGAAGATGTTAAAAAAATTGATCCTGAAACAGGTAAAGTAACTTATTTTAGAAAAGACAAGTTTATAAATAGAGTAAACAAACCTAAGTTTATAAAATATTTTACACAAGGTGGTTTTACAACTATAAGAGAAAGAAGAAGTAGTTTACTTACTCGTATTGCTGAAAGAAAAACAGATTTAGTTGTAGATAATTACATTGAAAGAAACTCAAAAGATATAAACAAAGTTGTTCAAGCTAAACTTAGAAATTTATCTAGAACAGAAGATAATGCTTTAAATGAATTAAAAACTTTTGATACTGTTAAATACTCTATAACAGCAGAGTTTGATGCTATTAAAAAAATAATAAAAAATAAAGGGGTATATATAAATCCAAATTTTAAAGACTCAACACCACAAACTTTTGCTGATGATGGTAGAATATACGAGCAAGCTTTTGCTAATTATTTTCACAAATTAGGTATACCAGGTTTAAAAGTTAAATCAACACGTATCGGTGAGTCTGGTGGTATGGCTGACTTTGTTTTTGAAATATTAGGTGATATAGAAAACCACGAAATAAAAGCTGGTTTAACACAAGTTTTTATGGGTAGTACGTTAGTAAATAACTACAACCTTGAAACAGGTAAGTTTACTTTAGCTAATGAAGCACAACTTGGTATTGAAGGTTTAGATAATTTAATGAAAAAAGAAGTAAAATCTAAACTAAAAGAAATAACAGATTTTGTAAACGAAGAAATAAATATTTACAACGAAAAAAATAATACTAATATTAAACCTGTAAGTAGTATAATAAAAGGTAAATACAAAACAGTTAAAAATTATAATTATTTTCCTGATGAAATATATCAAAAAATAAATAAAAAGTTTGGTAATAAAGAATTAGCTGTAAAAATAGTAAAAGATACACCTTCAGAAAAAGGTCCTATAAGAACTAATTATTCAACTAAAGTTGACGAAAATGGTGTAGCTGTTAATTCAATGACTATTTTAAATACACCACAGTTTGGTAATGCAACTTTTAGGCTTGACGATTCTTCATTACTTAACATGGGCAAAAAACCAGCACCTGGGCTTGAAGCAGATGTAGAAGTTAGAGTTAGCCTTGGTACTTCAGGCCATAAAATGATTAATGGTGTAAAGTCTAGAATACTTCAAATGCGTATACAACTTAAAATAGATAAGTTGTTAAATAAAAAAAGTGATATAATAGATATTACTAATACTAAAGATTTTATGGACTCTACTATAAACGTAGGTATTACAAAACCAGATATTAAGTCTATTAAAAGTTTACAAAAAGCCAAGCAATTAGCTGGTAAAAGTAGTATTTCAGCTAGAGGTATGAGCACTTTTGATTTTGACGAAACACTTATAGACAAAGGTGAAAACTTTATAATAGCAAAAGATCCTAATACAGGTGAAGAAGTTAAAATAAGTAGTGGTAATTGGCCATTAGAAGGACCTAGATACGCAGAGCAAGGTTATGAGTTTGATTTTACTGATTTTGTAAATGTAAGAGGTGGTGTTGATGGGCCTTTATTACAAAAAATGAAAAATCAAATAAAAAAGTTTGGACCAGAAAACGTTTTTGTTTTAACCGCTAGACCACCATCAAGCGCTACCGCAATACACGAGTGGTTGAAAACAAAAGATATTAATATACCCTTGAAAAATATAACTGGTTTAGGTGATAGTACTGGTGAAGCTAAAGCCTTATGGATGCTTGATAAGTTTGCTGAAGGCTATAATGATATGTATTTTGTTGACGATGCTTTACCTAATGTTAAAGCTGTTAAAAATGCACTTGATCAACTTGATATAAAGTCTAACGTTCAACAAGTTAAAGGTAAGTTTAGCCAAACAATGGACGCTGATTTTAACAAAATACTGCAAGAAGTAACTGGTATTGACGCTGGTAAACGTTTTTCAGATGTTAAAGCTAGAAAACGTGGTGCTAGTAAAGGTAAGTTTAGATTTTTTGTTCCACCATCACATGAAGACTTTATAGGCTTATTATATAACTTTATGGGTAAAGGTAGAAAAGGTGATCAACATAGAGACTTTTTTGAAAAAGCTTTAGTTAGACCATTAAATAGAGCTTATAGAGAAATAGACGCAGCTAAACAAGCTATAGCAAATGATTATAAATCATTAAATAAACAGTTTCCAGATGTTAAAAATAAATTAATAAAAAATACTCCTGATGGTGATTTTACTTTTCAAGATGCTATAAGAGTTTATATATGGGATAAACATGGTTATGATATACCAGGTTTGTCACAGACAGATCAAAAAAATCTTGTAGAGTTAGTTAATAACGATGCAAATTTAAAGTCTTACGCTGAAACTGTTAATTTAATATCTAAACAAGAAACATATGTAGACCCAGGTCCAAACTGGGAAACAGGTAACATAAGAATAGATTTAATAGACGCTACAGGTAGAGTTGGTAGAGCAAGTTATTTTGCAGAGTTCAATGAA